AACAGGACCTGAAAATTGGCAATTGTCTGATCATTGGAGTGTAGCAAGACGCCATGTAGATATAACACGCAAAAGAATTTGTTCTTTTTTAGAAAATCTACACGAAAACTGTCAAAGTATACAAGAAGATATCGATTGGAATTATTATCACCACAAGAATGTTGTTGCACAAGAGTGGGCTTTATTATATCAACATTGTCCTCCTTTGAAAAAAGTAGATAAATTGCAAATACTACGTTGTTTTGCATTAACAGTCCCTAATCCACACTTGCATGATAGAACTTGGCACGCCTGGACTTACAATTGGCTGAATGGATGGCGTGACAATTGAACACCTGCACAAACATAAAGTTTACTGATACTATTTGGAATATTAGTATAGAATGTACCCCTGCGGATCAATTACTTCCATTTAGTACGATACCCGTAGATTTTGGTATCCAACATTTAATTATAAGTTTTTGTTTATATGAACCACAAATCAATGATGACAAAACAGAATGGACTAAGAACACAATCAATTTTATTCATCAAAATAATATCTTCCCCAATCTAAAAAATATCTATATATTGACATCATCAGTTTATATTGATTATTCTCAATTACCTGATCATTATATGGTGTTTGGGCATCAACCTAGATATTTTCTTTTGCGATCAGATGATACCGAAAATAAATCTGTAGGAGTAGATTATACTATTTCATGGCAATCTACACTAAACAATCGTAAAGCACTCTGGTTAATTGGAGACACTACTGGCAGGGTTCATAAGTTTCCATTGCTTTATAAATTTTATCAGTCTCAAACACTAAACTACCTAGAGTATTCACTAACAAATAAACTTAATGATAGCCACATGGGAGATCAGTTCCGAGAAGAAATCGTTGTACAATACTATGAAAAAGTAATACAGGCAACAAACGATGTATTTGATTTACAACTGGATTACAATGAATTTAAAATTTTATATGAATCTTTGTGTAGAGAATTGCCCGGCGATGAAATCTTTGAACAATATATTAAAGAAAATCGGCATTCTTTTGATATTGCTTCTTATGTATTTCCCACTGAGTGGAACGATGCAAGTTTAATCGTAATGCCTGAAACTTGGTTTGATCACCCTGCTTGGAAAATTCGACCATATGCAGAATATAATACTTATCCGCTAACAGAAAAAACATGGAAGCCTATTGCTACTAAAAAACCTTTTATTGGTATTAGTAGGTGTGATTTACAAGAACAGACATTAGAGAGTTTGGGCTTTAAAACTTTTAGAAAATACACCAATCGTCCTAAATTATATTACGAACCAAATATCGAACTAAAAACATATATTGATGTTGCACATGATAGAATTGTTTCATTTTTGGATAATTCATTAAACTATGCTCCTGGAATAACAGAGGACATTGAATATAATTATTACCATTATAAAATGATCTTAAAAGAAGAATGGAACATGTTGTATAGATGTTGCCCCCCACTAAAATATATTGATAAAAGAAAAGTTATTCGATTGTTTACATGTCCTCCACCAGTTAGTATTATGAATTATTCAGAAACAGACCTGATATTCAATACTTGGTGCTAACACGGTAACCAAAACAGTTGACTTTACTAGATCACTGTTATATAATGAAGTTTTATGAATGAGGCAACCCGCATGATTATTGGCATCACCGGACTTATTGCAAGTGGCAAGGATACTGCCGCAGACTATCTAATCAGATTTCATGGATTCAAAAAACTAAGTTATGCAGGTACACTCAAAGATACTGTGTCAGCAGTTTTTGGTTGGGATAGAGAAATGCTTGAAGGCACTACCCAAAGCAGTAGAGAATGGCGAGAGCAAGTCGATGAGTGGTGGGCGGAAAGACTGGGACTCCCACAACTAACTCCTCGTTGGATTCTTCAAATTTGGGGAACTGAAGTTTGTAGAAAGAATTTTCACAATGATATTTGGGTAGCCTCTGTAGAAAATCAAATCAGACGTTCGGGAGACAACATCGTAATCACCGATTGTAGATTTAAAAATGAACTCGATGCGATTAAAAAAGCAGGTGGCATAACAATAAGAATAGAACGTGGTGAACAACCCGATTGGTTAGTTGATGCTGTTGGTTATAACTATTATGGTGATCCACAAGCATTGGCAAGATTGACCGACTTAGGTATTCATGCTAGTGAATATAGTAGTGTAGGATTAGATTATGATCATACGATTAATAACAATGGAACAATCGATGATTTGCACAACAAGATTAAATCAATAATCAACTTGTAAATCTCCGCGCTTCCATTTAAAATCTTTTCGTTTTACTACTTCTACACAATTCAAGCATATTGTTCTGAGATTAGTAAAATTTACGTTTGTTAAGTTACCGTCAACATGATAGACTAACATCTGTGTAGGATAAACGCAGTTAAATCCACAAACATCACAAACAGACTTTTTCTGATACCCTGCCTTTTCCCATGAGTACAATCGTCTAAATTTCTTTTTCTTTTTTCCGCAATGATCACAAAGACTGCGGTAATGTCTCACACCCTCACGAATATAGTTAACAGCACAAAAGTGTCTGTTACATTCTTTACACATAGGTCTCGATAGCATATAGGTATTTATAACACCTTCGAAGGTTTTAATAACCATCAATTTTTTGTGCAGGAGATAAATAATAGTATGAATTAACCCAGGGGGTAACCCTCACAATTATACAAAAGGAATAATATTATGGCACTAACATCACCCGGCGTAGAAGTAACGATCATTGACGAAAGTCAATACTTACCAGGCGCACCAGCATCGGTTCCCTTTTTCTTAGTTGCTTCGGCACAGGATAAAGCAGACCCAACAAGTACAGGCACAGCCGCAGCCACAACTGCCGCAAATGCCGGAAAATTATATAGCGTTACAAGTCAACGTGATTTGGTAACATTATACGGAAATCCATTCTTCTATACTACTTCAAACGGAACACCTATTCAGGGTTACGAATTGAATGAATATGGTCTATTGGCTGCTTACTCAGCACTTGGTGTTTCTAACCAAGTTTTTGTTTTAAGAGCAGACATTGACTTAGCAAGTTTAGTAGGTTCTACAGGTCGCCCAACAGGCGCTCCAGAAGATGATTCTTACTGGTTAGACACTACTGATTCAACTTGGGGTATAAATGAATTCAACAGAACAACAGGTTTGTTTACAGCAAAGAATCCATTAGTTATCACTGATACTGATCTTTTGACTGCAGGTGCCCCACTTGCTTCTTTAGGTAATATCGGTGATTACGCAGTAGTTGCTCTTGCAAACTATCAGTATCCAAGTGCATCTAGTGCACCTCAATACTTTTATAAAGCACCCACTAATACATGGGTTGCTGTAGGTAGCCCCGAGTGGATGAACTCGCACCCTGCATTACTTGGTGACAATGCTAACCCTGTATTAACACCAGGTGACACGTTTGATTTTCTTCTCAATGGAAGTAATACAGCAGAAATTACTGTTGCGGCAGCTCCTAATAATACTGTTGCTCAAATCGCCGCAGATATTAATTCGCTAAACTGGAAATACGTATACGCCGCAGTAGTAGATGGTAAACTTGCTATCTATTCCGCACAAACAGGTGGTGTGAATGTAGATCCATACTATATTAGAGTTTTAAATCAAACCGGTACTGTCTTAACTGATATGGGATTTGGTAATTTTGAAACTGGCTTTCAACCAAAAGTATATTACGGAACATCTGCACAACAGCCATTATGGCAATCAGGACAAGCAACGCCCGCACCTAGCGGCTCTGTTTGGATCAAAGTTGGTTCAGCAGGAAACGGTTTAAATCCATCTTTCAATCAGTATGATGCTATTTCTGCATCTTACACTGCAAAAAATTCAACTTTTGCAAATTCTGATTGGGCACAGATCAACTCAGTTGATTCAACAGGTGGACAAGCAATCCCAGCTGGATCAGTTTATACTCAGTATGATTTTAATGGCTATTATAACAAAGGTCCTCTTTACTTCTGGTATCGTTTTGGTACAGGTCCTACAGTAATTAAAGGAAATAACACTTCTCCTGACTTTACAAATGGTCCTTACACTGCATATGTTCAAGTATCAACTCCAGGTTCTTCAACTTTGAGTTCTCAGTATACTATGACTCTTGCTGATAACTCAGATGCATCTGATTTTGTAACAGCATGGTCAGCCGCTAACGTACCTTACACTGCGGCATCAGTTAATGATGATGGTTCTATCAGCATTTCACATACTGCAGGTGGTTCAATTGTTTTGAATGACCATGATAGTTTCACAGGCACATCTAGCGGTTTGTTTGCTGAAGCAGGTTTTGTAGTAAACACCACAGCAGGATGTAAATATGGACCCGCAGTTACAAATATTCAATGGCAACCTACACAAAGTTCATCAACTGGTGCAGGTACAGGCTTGATTATTGCTGTCACAAACGATTACGAAAATTATGATTTTGATGCTACTATTGTAGTTAATGGCGGTACAGGTCACGTAGTAGGCGACAGAGTTACATTCTTAGGTTCAGACATGGGCGGTACATCACCAGCAAATGACTTAACTGTAGTTGTAACACAAGTAGGCGGATCAGGTGAAGTTCAACAATACACATGGTTCTCAGGTGTTGCGACACCAACATACACTGTTCAGTTATCTAACTGGAGAGCATTCTCATTAACAACTTCAGGTGCTAACTCACTTACATCAAATGAAGGCGCACCAACTTCTATCCCTGATAACATGACTAACTGGTTCTATTCATCAGTAGATCAATGTGATATCATGGTAAACTGGAACGGTGGTTGGAAAGGTTATGCTAATCAAGGATATGATGGAAATGGTCTACCGTCACCCGCAATCCCAAATGCAACTGACCCCAACGGTCCTATCGTAAGTGCTACTGAGCCAACTCAGCAGTCAGACGGTACAGCATTAAATTGGGGCGATCTTTGGATTGATACTACAGATTTAGAAAACTATCCAATCATCTGGAGATGGCAACAAGTAGACGGAGTTGATAGATGGGTTAAGATCGACAACACTGATCAAATTACACCAGCTGGTGTAGTATTTGCTGATGCACGTTGGGCAAATAACGGCACAACTAACCCAGCAAATGATCCTATGGTATCTATTGCCAACTTGCTATCAAGTGACTACTTAGATGTCGATGCTCCAAATGATTCTTTATATCCTCAAGGTATGTTGATGTTCAACACAAGACGTTCTGGATATAACGTAAAACAATATCGTGTAAACTATTTTAATAGCGACAGATTCCCTAATGATGTTCTTCCTACTCAGAAAGATGCATGGGTATCTGCTTCAGGCTTACAATCTAACGGTGCTCCTTATATGGGTCGCAAGGCTCAAAGAGCAATGGTTGTTCAAGCAATGAGATCCGCTATCGATAGTAACACAGCAGTTAGAGATGAAGATAACTTCTTCAACTTACAAGCCGCTCCTAACTATCCTGAGTTACAACCCAATATGATTACGTTGAACTCTGATAGAGGTGAGACAGGCTACATTGTAGGTGACACTCCATTAAGACTGAAAGACGATGCAACTGAAATTCAGGCATGGGCTACTAACTTAGCAAATGCGGCATCAACAGGCGAAGATGGATTAGTTACTAGAAATACTTACATGGGTCTATTCTACCCATCAGGTATCACTAATGACCTATCAGGTAACTTAGTTGCAGTTCCTGCATCACACATGATGGTCAGAACAATGTTACGCAATGATGCGATTGCTTACCCCTGGTTAGCTCCAGCAGGTACAAGACGTGGTATCATTGATAACGCCGCAAACATCGGTTATGTTGATGCACAAACAGGTGAGTTTAATGCTATTAAAACACGTGTTGGCATCAGAGATGTTCTTTACTCAAACTTCATTAACCCGCTAGTATTCTTTAGTGGTAACGGCTTATTGAACTATGGTAACAAAACATCGTTTGATTCTTCATCAGCACTTGATAGAATCAACGTAGCACGTTTAGTGGCATACATTCGCAGACAATTAGTGTTAGCCGCAAGACCATTTGTGTTTGAACCAAATGATCCTCAAACAAGAAAGTCAATCAGATCAGTGATTGAAGGCTTGTTCCAGGATCTAGTTGCAAAACGCGGTCTTTACGACTACTCTGTAGTGTGTGATGAGTCCAATAACACTCCAGCAAGAATCGACAGAAACGAACTTTGGGTAGACATCGCTGTAGAGCCTGTCAAAGCCGCAGAGTTTATCTATGTTCCTGTTAGAATTTTCAACACTGGTGAGTTATCAGGGGCTCAATAAAATAATTGACGAAAGTGGCTTCGGCCACTTTCAACAATTTTAGATAAATAAAGTATATAACAGGAGATTAACAATGGCAACAGCCTCAGATACATTAGCAAAACTTTCAGTCGTACCTGAAGGAGGTGCTAACCAAAACTTGTTGATGCCAAAACTTCAATATAGATTCCGAGTGAATTTTATTAATTTTGGTTTTGACGATGATTCTTCACTCGTTTGTACCAGACAGGTTGTGGATTGTGCAAGACCTCAAGTACAGTTCGATGAGATTACACTTAACGTGTACAACTCACGTGTCTATCTTGCTGGTAAGCACACTTGGCAAACTCTTGCCGTCAATCTTAGAGATGACGCGGCAGGTAACATCTCAAAAGCAGTTGGTGCTCAATTGCAACGTCAATTAGACTTCTATGAGCAATCTTCAGCGGCTGCAGGTGGTGATTACAAGTTCGATATGGAGATTCAAATCTTAGACGGTGGAAATGGCATCAATACTCCTACAGTTTTAGAAAACTGGTCTTTATCAGGTTGTTTCTTACAACAGGCTAACTATCAGACTCTAAACTATGGAACTTCTGATGCTGTGACTGTAGCATTAACAGTACGTTATG